TGCAGATAGGGAATATATTCTTTTTGTGCCAACATATGGTGGAGGTTCTGAGAATTCAGCAATACCTAAACAGGTCAAGAAGTTTTTAAACATTCCTAACAATAGGAATTTGCTTAGGGGCATTGTAGGTTTTGGAAACACAAATTTTGGGGAACATTTCTGCAAAGCAGCAGATTTGATTTCATCAAAAACAGGAGTACCCATTATTGCCAGGGTAGAAATATTTGGCACTAATGAGGACGTTATTAAAATAAAAGAGAGGTTAGAACTACTGTATGGATAATTACAGCTATCATGAGCTAAATGCTATGCTCAATCTATATGATGCAAATGGCAAGATTCAGTTTGACAAAGACAAGGCAGCAGCCAGAGCATACTTCCTTGATCATGTAAATCAAAATACAGTATTCTTTCACAGTCTGGAAGAGAAGCTAGAATATCTTGTAGAAAATCAGTATTATGATGCTGAGGTCCTTGGTCTATATGATTTTGATTTTATCAAAAATCTATTCAAGCACACATATAGCTATAAGTTTAGGTTCCCTACTTTCGTAGGTGCTTATAAGTTTTACACAAGCTATGCACTGAAGACATTTGATGGTGAGCGATACTTGGAGCGTTTTGAAGATCGTGTCGTAATGAATGCTCTAATGCTTGCTAAGGGTGATACTGGTTTGGCTAAGGACCTAGTAGATGAAATCATTTCTGGTCGCTTCCAGCCAGCTACGCCTACATTCCTAAATGCAGGTAAGAAGCAGCGTGGTGAGTTTGTGTCATGCTTCCTGCTACGTGTAGAAGATAACATGGAGTCTATTGCTCGTGCAGTAGCATCTTCGCTACAGCTATCAAAGCGTGGTGGAGGTGTGGGGCTAAACCTTACAAACGTGCGTGAGCTTGGTGCACCAATCAAGAAGATTGAGAATCAGTCATCTGGCATCATCCCAGTGATGAAGATGTTGGAAGACGCTTTCTCCTACGCCAACCAGCTTGGTGCTCGTCAAGGTGCAGGTGCAGTGTACTTGAATGCTCACCACCCAGACATCATGAGATTCCTCGACACCAAGCGTGAGAATGCGGACGAGAAGATTCGTATTAAGACTCTAAGTCTTGGTGTGGTTATTCCTGATATCACTATTGAGCTTGCTAGGAATAATGATGACATGTATCTCTTCTCTCCTTATGATGTAGAGCGTTTGTATGGCAAGCCTATGAGTGATATTTCTATTACAGAGATGTATCAAACTCTTGTAGATGATGGAAGAGTTCGTAAGTCCAAGATCAAGGCTCGTGAGCTATTCGAGCGTATTGCTGAGCTGCAGTTTGAGTCAGGGTATCCATACATTGTATACGAAGACACTGTAAATAATGCTAATCCAATTGATGGACGTATCAACATGTCAAACCTCTGCTCCGAGATTCTGCAGGTAAATACTCCAACCATTTATAACAATGATATGTCTTATAAAGAAATTGGTAAGGATATCTCATGTAACCTAGGATCACTAAACATTGCTAAGGCTATGGAGTCACCAGATTTTGGTAAGACCATTGAGGTTGCAATTCGTGCACTAACTTCTGTATCTGAGCAGTCATATATTGATTCCGTAATGTCAGTTGCTGAGGGTAACAGAAAGTCTCGTGCAATTGGTCTAGGTCAAATGAACCTACATGGATACTTTGGCAAAGAAAGTATGTTTTATGGTGATGAAGAGTCTGTAGACTTCACCAACATCTACTTCTACACCGTGCTGTTCCACGCTCTAAAGGCAAGCAATAAGCTAGCAATTGAGACTCAGTCTCCATTTGATGGTTTTGAGAAGAGCAAGTATGCAAGTGGAGAATTCTTTGTTAAGTACATTGCAAACGAATGGAAGCCAAAAACTGCCAAGGTTGAAAAGCTATTCACAGATGCTCGTATCTTTATTCCTACACAGGATGACTGGAAAAATCTTGCACAGAGTGTAATGGAGCATGGTCTATACAACCAGAACCTGCAGGCAGTGCCACCAACTGGCTCCATTAGCTACATTAATAATAGCACTAGTTCAATTCATCCTATTGCATCTCAGATTGAAATTCGTAAGGAAGGAAAGCTTGGTCGTGTTTATTACCCAGCCCCATTCCTAACTAATGACAATCGTGAGTATTTTCAAGATGCATATGAAATTGGTCCTGAGAAGATCATTGATATTTATGCTGCTGCACAACAGCACGTTGACCAGGGTCTATCACTAACCCTGTTCTTCAAGGACACTGCAACTACTCGTGATGTTAACCGTGCACAGATTTATGCATGGAAGAAGGGTATCAAGACTATCTATTACATTCGTATTAGACAGAACGCACTAGAAGGAACAGAGATGGAGGGATGTGTATCATGTCAGCTATAACAAGGCCAATCAACTGGAATAAGGTTGAGGATCCAATTGATCTAGAAGTATGGAATCGTCTTACAGCTAATTTTTGGCTACCAGAGAAGGTCCCAATCTCTAATGATATTCAGTCTTGGTCTACACTACGTGACCACGAAAAGCTACTAACTGTGAGGGTATTTACTGGTCTAACCATGCTAGATACTATCCAGGGTACTGTGGGTGCAATGAGTCTAATGCCTGATGCTATTACACAGCATGAGGAGGCAGTGATTACAAATATTGCATTTATGGAATCAGTTCACGCTAAGTCATATTCTAGTGTATTTTCTACACTAATTTCTACACAAGAAATTGAAGATGCTTTTAGATGGTCTGAGGATAATCCATACCTTCAGAAAAAGGCACAGATTGTTCTTGAGAGATACCATGGAGATGATCCACTAAAGCGTAAGGTAGCATCTACATTGCTAGAAAGCTTCCTATTCTATAGTGGATTCTATCTGCCAATGTACTGGTCTTCCAGGGCAAAGCTGACCAACACTGCTGATCTAATTAGACTTATTATTAGAGATGAGGCTGTTCATGGTTACTACATTGGCTACAAGTTCCAGCAGGCATATTCTAAGCTAGATTGGAATGATCAAAATGAGATTAGGGACTATACCTATCGTCTTCTAATGGACCTATATGACAATGAGATCAAGTACACCGCAGACCTGTATGACGAAATTGGTTTGACAGAAGATGTCAAGAAGTTCTTGCACTACAACGCAAATAAGGCATTAATGAATCTGGGGTTTGATGCACTATTCCCTAGAGAGGTATGTGATGTTAATCCAGCCATTTTGTCTGCACTATCTCCTAACTCAGATGAGAACCACGACTTCTTCTCTGGCTCTGGATCTAGTTATGTAATTGCTAAGCATGAGGCAACTACTGATGATGATTGGGAGTTCTAGATAAAGTCTAAAATTGGGGGGCATGGGAAACTGTGCCCCCTTTTTGCATTTAATAAACTTACATTATAATTATATAAGTAAACATCCCAGCTACCCCAACTAGGAGGATGGTATTTATTAATAGAAAAGTAGGTCGTGCAATTGCTGCACTTATCCTGGCATTTCTGCCTACCTTTTTTGTTTATCCTGCTAAGGCAAACGACATCACCTTAGAACAGGCTCAGCAGCAATTGGTTGTGGCTAGAGCTGAATTAGAGTCAGCTAGTTCATCTAAACAAATTGCAGACGCTAATGTAGAGTCTGCATCAGTAAGCATGTCTGCAGCACTTGATGCTAGGAATGCAACTGCTACTACAATCTCTGCAACATCTACAATAACAACTTCTAACGTAGTACAAAATGGAACATTTGATGATGCTTCCGCATGGTCTGGAATTACTATGTACCAAAATTGGATGTTTAATAACTATGGTGCTGCTGTCGTAAAAGATGGTGTGCTAAAGGGATCATACTCTTCAGGTAACTTTTATCTACAACAGGGAACATTTCCATCACCAACAAGACAGGTGAGCTTTGCAGTTGATGTTTTAAATAATGATGACAACAATGGACTTCGCCCACAGGCAGACTATTATCGTATTGAATTTCGTACTTATGATGCTGCAGGTAACCGTTTAAATTACTATAATCTTCAATACTCAGGTGCCTTCCATGGCTGGCTTACTCGTGCAGCGACATATAACTTGACAGCTGATGCTGTTAGATGGGATATTGGATTCCGCTTAGCTGATGGTGGATTTTGGAACGGTAACTATGGACCAGCAATTGATAACGTTAAGTTATTCGCCACTATGACAACCACTACACCAGAAAGAGTTGTATATGATGAGGCTGCCTCACAATCTTATTCAGCTTCAGTAATTGTATACAATGAAGCAATTACACAACAAAATTTAGCTGCAAGCAGATTAGCAAATGCCATTGCAGAAGTACAAAGGCTAGAGGCTCTAGTTGCCTCTCTAACACCAGCAACACCACCTTGGTGGCAAGTTGAGTGGACAGAAGGACAGCCAGTCAGGATAATGATTGTTAATGAAAACTTTGTATTTGCAAGCATTCAGGCATGGTACGGAGATCCTCAAAATACTTGTGGATATGATGTAACACAAACTCTGTCTCCGCTAATTGTTGGATCATCCTCAGCTAGCTTTGAAGTTAGTAATAGTTTATTTGGAGATCCATGTCCAGGAATCGTAAAGGTTCTAAGGTTTGCAGCAACTATTCAGGAAGTATCAGTTTCCCCAACTGTATCGCCTACAGTATCTCCAGAACCAACTGTTTCTCCAGAGCCAACAATCTCGCCTACAGTTAGCCCAGAGCCTACTCCTACGGTAACACCTCAGCCAGAACCCACAGTAGAACCAAGCCCACAGCCCACCCAGCCAGAAGTAACACCGTTGCCAACACCAACTCCAGAACCTTCTGTAACACCCTCACCAGAACCTACTCCTGAGCCATCCGTGACACCAACACCTGAACCAACCCCAACACCCACGCCCACACCAACCCAGACACCAAAGCCAGAGCCAACGGTACAGCCTTCCCCAGAGCCAAAACCAATAGCCACCCCAGAACCAAAGCCAATAGTAACACCAACACCTGAGCCAACTCCTTCTAAACCTACAGAACCAATTGTACTAGAACCTACTCCTACTGAGAAGCCTGTGGTAGTAGAAATTAAGGAGCCAATTACTGCTGAAAATATTACAGCAGTGGTAGAAGAGTTAGCAACTATTGAGCCACAAAAACTTACAGAAGAACAGCAAACCCTCATTGTAGAGGCAGCTTTGCAAACATTTGAGTCAGCACAACAGGGATCGCCAGAATATCAAGCAGCTCTTGAAGCACTTTTGGTGGTAGCACAAGCTGATGACATAGTACTAGATGAAGAGCTTGCATCTATTCCGTTAGTTGGAAATGTTGCAGGTGCTGCAGTCGAAGTATTAAATGCACTTGGAAATGCTGGAGCAGATATGTCTCCACAGGTCCGTGAGCAATCAGAAAAGGTTGTTATTGCAGCAGTTATCGTAGGACAAGTAGCGATGACCGCAGTAGCTTCCGCAACTAGTGCAGCTTCAGCTGCAACAAGGAGACCATAATGATTAAATTCATTAAAGCACTGTTTAAGGACATTATTGATCAGGCATGGACCCTGCTTGGTATGTTCGTAGCTTGGGTAGTTCTAGAAGGTTCCGCCAAAGACGTGGTAGGAATGCTTATCTGGATTACTCTTGGCGTATGGGTACTTACGTTCCCACTACGTTATGAAAAGGATGACGAGTAATCGTCGAAAGGTAGAAGAAAATGGAAGAGCAAGAGATGGGAGTAACTGGCGGTTGGGCCACCCTTAAGAATGTTCTATGGAGAATTCTAGCTGTATTTGCAGCATCAGGACTAAGCGTCTTGGGTGCAGGTGCAGTAGTAGGAATTGATCTATTGTCAGCTGTATTTATGGCTGGTATCCTTGGTGTAGCAACCGTAGTAGAGAGATTGGCTCGTGCCTTTCTTGATGACGGTAATCTTACCATGGCTGAGATCAATGAGGCATTCTCTAAAGTAGATAAAAACTCAAAGTAGTGCTTGACAACCCCTTTTAGGACATGTATACTTAGGTATCTAACCTAGAAGGGGTTTTCTATGACCTGTATAGTTGCAGTTAAGCACGAAAATATTATTTATATGGCTGGAGATAGAGCAGCATCTAATGACTCTATTATTGGAACTTTGGCTACTCCAAAGATTTTTTCAAGAGAAGGCTTTTTAATTGGCTATTGTGGATCCATGGCTGGCAAGAGACTAATGTATCACTTTGATCCACCAACCCCAAAGCCATTTGATGACACAGATGAGTTCATGCATACAACATTCTTAAATTATCTTAAGGATCTTTATGAAAAGATTTGGATTGGAGATGGAGAGCCACTAGATCTAGATCTCATTATTGGTATTAATGGTAAGCTATATGATCATAATGTAATAAATATGGCATTGAATGAATACAATAGAGATTATATGGCAGCTGGTTCTGGAATGGAATATGCTTATGGATATTTGTATTCTGGTGCTAACTCTAGTGACCCATATCAAAGAGCAGTAGGTGCAGTAAAAGCAGCTATTGAATTTTCACCAAGTTGTGGTGGAGATGTTGACATTATCTATGGATAGTGGTAGAATTAACTATGACAACTTTTGATGACTGGTTAGAACAGGGTATTGCAAACAAGTGGGTATCAGATCCATTTTGTCACACTCATGATGGTGATCCATACATGACAGAAGAAGAAGAAAAAGAGTGGGAAGAGGGTGGAGATCCATGCATGTACGTTCTAAAGCTATTGCCGTAGTCACTGTATTTTTGGTCTCTCTTGGCATTTCAGCATTCGCAGAATCTTCTACTTCAGCAATTTTTACTGAAGAATCAGTAATAGACAATATACCAATTATTTCTTCAGAATCACCATCTATTGAAAGTTCTGCTAGTAGCTCAGTGGCTCCTACATCTTCTAACATTCCACATATAGGGTGCCCAGCAGGATTTGAAGCATCATATATGACAACTCCATTTACATTAAATGGTATTGATAACAATCCAACTAACTTTTGGCCAACCTGCGAATGGACTCATGATGGTAGAGAATTTCCAGGCTGTCCAACATACGATCTTGCCGTAGTTTTTCCGCCTATCTGTATTGAGCATCTTAATAGATCATGAAAAATAAAGTAATTGTTCATAGGCTATATGAGGATAAGACAATTTTTAAAATTGTGCCTATGAGGCTTAAGCGTGACTGGATGACAGATAGTAAGAAAAAGATTGCTTATAAATGCTTGCCTCTTAATATTGCAAATCAATACGGTTGGGCAGTTCTGTCTCCTGTAGATTTTTCAATTGTTTGGTGGGGAGGCAAAGAGCCAAGCGATGTTGAAATTATAATTGATGATCCTAATTTTGATAGTAGCATCTTGTCATACTTTGGAGAATCAGTTTTTACACTTCATCCAGATTTTATCTTACAAACTCCAGAAAATTTTTCTACATATATTCGTGGTATTCCAAATGAAGCAATGCCTGGAATAAAGCCATTGGATGCAATCGTTGAAACTGATTGGCTTCCATTTACGTTTACTTATAACTTTCAAATGTTAACTCCTGGAGTTTATGAGTTTAAAAAGGGAGATCCACTATTTTGTTTTTTTCCAATTGAGCGTAACACTGTAGAAAATTTTAAACTTGTAGAATCTTATATTGAAAAAGATAAAGAATTCTTTGAAGAGTTTGATGGTTTTTCTAGACATGCTACTGAAAGAATGCATGATGAGCATCATCATAGATTGTACATTCAAGGAAAAAGTCCAAGAAAACAATATAATATAAAAAACCACATAACTTCATTGCTTTTTGGTGGAAAATCTGATAAAATTTAATATACAATCCTCACTAGCTCAACGGCAGAGCAACGAGCTGTTAACTCGTGGGTTCCTAGTTCGAATCTAGGGTGGGGAGCTATAGGCCAATCACCTATACGTGTACAAGTGCACGTAAAAACATTCAACACTTGTTGCTGTCCAGGCAGTGGAGACTCTGGCGTGTAAGTAATCTCACGAAATAGGTTCGGGGCTAGTCACCCGTCTTAGGGAACGACTCAGGGATATGGATCTGATTAATCTGATATCCCACTTGGATAGGTAGTTTAATAGGCAAAACTGCAATGATCAGCAAGTTGGGAGTTCGACTCTCCCTCTATCCACAAACACAGAGGCGACGGTCTCTGTGGAGTATGGCTGAATAATCCTTGAAGTCAAATGGGGAGGATAAGGCAACTTGGGGACTAGCGTCCAAGCTTAGCAAGCTAAACCAGGGGTGTGCTCAAAAGCGGATCTTACAGAGCCGTATTGACTAGGCACTGGTGGTAAAAGGCAATCCACCTACTCACCCTCCCAGCAATGGGAGGTTCTGGCTTCGTAGCTCAGTAGGTTAGAGCACCACCCTGTCACGGTGGGGGTCGTGGGTTCAAGTCCCATCGGAGTCGCTCTTTGTATGTTATCTGAACATAAGTACAAAGATCGTGTAATTGAAATTGCATGTTCCAGCGGTATGGTTGAGGAGTTCAGCCAACAGATCATGCGTCTATGCGAGAACTTAGATTACACAGCCATCAGCTCTTGCGTGGATGGCATCTGCCTCCTTAGCTCAGTTGGCCAGAGCAATCGCCTTGTAAGCGATAGGTCGTCAGTTCGAACCTGACAGGGGGCTCTCTTGGTCCGTTAGGGTAGCGGTTATCCCGTCTGATTTTCACTCAGGAGATCACGAGTTCGAATCTCGTACGGACTGCCAAGGCATGGCTGCTGGGACAGACACGGGACTGTAAATCCTGTACCATATGGTTAGAAGAGTTCGATTCTCTGACATGCCACCATGATATAATTAAATAGAGAGGAGACTTATGGCAAAGTCACAATTCCCTATTGACGGTATTCCAGGAAAAGCCTGGAAAGTCAAAAGTAAAATGGGTTGGAGAATACACCCAGTAAAGAAAGAAAAGAAACACCACAACGGTACTGACATTATTCCTGGAAACATCAAGGGTAAGGTTTATATCGAAGCAGCATTTGATGGCAAGGTTGCTTATGCAGGACCATCAAAATCTAAAAAGTCTAACGGAGAGCCAGATGGTTTTGGCTATTATGTAAAGATTTCTAGCCAGATCAATGGTAAGTGGTATTCCCACCTGTATGCTCACCTAGAAAAGGGTAGCATTCAAGTTAAAACTGGCCAGAAGGTTACTGCTGGAACAGTTCTTGGAGTAATGGGTACAAGTGGTATGTCCACTGGTGTCCACCTACACTGGGAAGTCTGGGCAGGCAAAGAACATGGATGGTCTGCAGATGGTAAGGGCTTCGTAGAGCCAATCGAGTTTACTAAAGCAGTTATGGCTGCTGAGAAGGCAGCTGGATTTGCTAATGAAGCAACACCAGAAGATGTAGATGCTGATGCTCCAGTAGTCAAGAAGGCACCAGCTAAGCCTGTAACTAAGCCAGCAGTGAAGCCAATAGCTAAGGCAGCTCCAAAGACAGCTCCTGCAAAGTCTAAGACACACAAGGTTGTTTCTGGAGATACTCTTGGAAAGATTGCTGCAAAGTATGGCACAACTGTAGCGGTACTTGCAAAGCTTAACAAGATTACCAATGTAAATTCAATTAACGTAGGACAGGTTATTAAGCTACCATAATGGCACTTTACGAATATAAATGCAAGTCATGCGATGCCTCTGTAACTATTGCCAGGGGCATTGCTGACAAAGAAGAAGTTCCAATGTGTGCTACTTGCAATCAGCTGTTTATTAGGGTATACTCTTCTATAGGAGTTACCTTCAATGGTGGCGGATTCTATAGTACTGACAAAGGAAAGTAATGCAGATTGTAACAGATCAAATTGAATGGACGCTAACGGCTATTGACAGGTGTGACGCAGGATCATGTTCTGCCCAAGCATTTGTCAGAGTCGTTGGTGTTAATGGTGAGCTTTTGTTCTGTTCACACCACTACAATAAGATTGTTGATAATGCGATTGGCTATGCTAATCTAGAAAAATTTGCCTATCAAATTGTTGATGAGCGAGAAAGACTAGTCGAAAATCGTCTAGTTGGAGAAAACTAAACTGTTAGATTGGTCCTCAATGGAAAATTTCGATGAGTTTTTTGATTACTTGTTAGAAAATGGTGCAGTAGAACTTTCTGCATTGGATGAAGATGGTAATCCACTATATTCCTTTACTGAAAAAATGATTGAATTTGCACCAAATCTTGCAGTGCATTTACAAAATACCTTCCACAATGACATGATGCTATTGTGGGAAATGGATTATCTAGACATGGATATTACTCAAGATAATCCAACAGTTAGACTTACAAATAAAGCACTGGATCTAGACGAGGTATCAAAGCTTTCGTATGAGTTAAAGACTACACTAAATACGATTAAGCAAGCAATGAGAATAGAACCATAGTATAATTGTCTAGAGGTTCTAATGGAATTTATTTTGGGTGTAGCTGTAACCGTTGCCTGCGGTTTTCTAGGTAAGTATTTCTATGTACCATATGCAAAAAATATGCCAATCAAGGTATCCTATAGGCAGTCTGATGTGTTTGAAGCAATCAGGCCAGCCCTCCCACTTTTAAGGTATATTCAAGAAAGACCAGAAACCCAAGCATCTAAATATGCTAATAGACATTTAGTTAAAATGCTTTTTATAGAGAATGAAGCATATTGGATTAAAGATAATTCTGTTTTTGTTGCTGATGTTATTAATGGCAATGTTGATAAAGAAGGTGCCAGAGTGGTTGACACAATGAGCATGGATAATGTACAATTGAAGAAGCTAGGTTTTATTATCGATAAGCTAACGAAAGGGAATACTAATGATAGTGGCTATCCAGGGGTCTCGTAACTTCTCAGACTATAACGTCTTTCTAAGGGCAATGGGCACTGCCTTATCAAGTATGGATCACGATGACAAGACCTTTATGATTTATTCAGCTGGTCCAGTTAACATTAATTCTATGGGTCTTGAGTTTGCTAATGTATCAGAACGCAGCCTAAAGGCTAGGGGGATTAGGATTAGATTTAATAAGGTTCCTCCAAGCTGGCTAAAGAGTAACATCAGGGATATTGATTACTTTGCATTCTTTAGTAAGCCAAAGGAGCCTGTGTCTGACCTAGTAGATCTAGCAGAAGCTAAAGATATTGAAGTTGGAATTTATCGCTTTTAGGTATTGACAAATACTCTTTAACATGATAATCTTTTCATGTTTAAATCTTGCGGATATGCAAGCACAAACAAAGAAACATATACATAGGTGAAGAAATGCTAATCAAATCATTACCAGCAATGGAAAAAATTGTAAGCAATAACAAGTATCTATCTTGGGATGGATGGGATGTTGTAAAGAACGACCCAAATCCAACTGGTTGGAAGTTTCCAAACGGTAGGTTTATTAAAGGCAAGTGGTACGTACAAAAGAGATTTGAACTAACCACAAATGGCTGGGAGCTACCTGACAAGCTTGTGAGGTAGTCTTATGGATAAGAACGCATGGAAAGATGATGCGTCTTGTAGAGACTACGATGTCAATCTCTTCTTTGATAAATATGAAGAAGAGCAAAACTTAAGACCAGCTATAGATAAAATCTGTTCTGATTGTCCAGTTGCTAGACAGTGTTTTGCAATTGGTGTGTCACAGAAAGAATGGGGAGTCTGGGGCGGTGTTTATCTAGAAGGTGGCAAGATCTCTAGAGAGTTTAACAGACATAGAAATAAACAAGACTGGGCAGAGACCTGGAAATATCTAACGATGGATAAGAAATAATGTATACAGAAGCAATGAGGATGGCCTTTCATTCTATTCCAGCACCAAAAGGTTTTGGAGTTCAGATTGTAGACAATGATCACTTCATAACAGTAAAAGCAAAAGAAGAAGTTTTCATGAGACTACTTGACGAAGACAAGCGTAGTGCGATAGAATATATGGTAAGAGTCAAAAAGGCTCTGGAAGATAATGGAGCCATCGTACTACTTGTACGAGAAGGTGGAGAAGAGCAGTAATGCAAACCTTTTTACCGTTTAAGTCTTTTTATCACACTGCACGAGTGCTAGATAATAAACGACTAAACAAGCAGATTCTAGAGTGCTACCAAATCCTTAACGTGCTATCCAATGATGATCCACGTGCTGGATGGCGTAATCATCCTGCTGTAAAGATGTGGCGTGGGCATGAGCAAGGTCTATATAACTATGCTATGACTATGGTGGGTGAGGCAAGTGAGCGTGGTATTAAGACTGAGAACAATGTTCGTAATCTTATCAACCTTCGTGAGCGTATGCAGAAACAGTGGGGCCTTAGCAATCCTGATTGGATGGAAGACAAAGACATTATGGCACGTGTGACAACCACACATAAAGCCAACCTATATCGTAAAGATCCAGAGTTCTACTTTGACTTCAAGGAATCTGTTATTAGTAAAGACAATGAGCCTTGCTGCGACAAGTGTCAGTATTATTGGGTAACACATGAAACGAGAACTGCATGATGACTCCATTTGAGATATTCTTGGCAGCAACATTATCTGTTGTACTAGCACTATTTATCTTTGAAGAGCTAAGGCTAAGATCAAAGAACAACAAGCTTGTAGAAAGCATTGTATCTCTATCTTTAGATAAGGTTACTTTGCAACAGGAGCTAGCAGACGCTCCCCTTACTTCATCAGAGACAGAAGGCTTTATTAAGTTTCTTTCTGAGTCTCGTGAGTGGGCATTCAAGTATATTGAAGATGTCCAGGTTGCTATTGAAGCACTGAAGAAGGCTATGATTGAAAACGATGAGGCTAAGATTTCTGAGGCATATACAGACCTTATGACATTCTTGCCAGAAAAGATGGAAAATGATTAATAATTTACATGAAGAAGCTTTATGCTTTGATGATATTCTACTCGTGCCACAGGAATCAAATATTCCTTCAAGGCATGCTGTAGATCTTTCAATGAAGCTTGGTGCAGGGAACAGGGCAATCACACTTGAGTTGCCAATTGTTGCCTCGCCAATGGATACTGTCTGTGGCAAAGATATGTGTATTGCTATATCAAATCTTGGCGGTATAGGAATTCTTCATAGATACCTTCCAATTGAAGGACAAGTTGAGATAGTCTCCTCTCTATCAGCAGGTGGATATAAGTTTGGTGTATCAGTTGGTGCAACCAATACTTTTATGGAAGATGCCAGAAAGTTAGTTGATGCAGGTGCAAAGCTAATCTTGGTAGACATTGCCAATGGTCACAGTCACTACGCAATCGAAGCTGTTAAGCAGCTTAGGGCAGAGTTTGATGTACATATTATGGCTGGTAATGTTTCAACTGCTCAAGGTTTTAAGAATCTTGCACTAGCTGGAGCTGATTCAATCCGTGTTGGAATTGGTGGTGGATCTGCATGCACTACTAGAATTGTAAGTGGTCATGGTGTACCAACCCTGCAATCAATCATTGATGTATTTAATGCTAAGCATTTGTATCCAAATACATCTATTATTGCTGATGGTGGAATTCGCAATAGTGGTGATATGGTTAAGGCTTTTGCAGCAGGTTCAGATGCTGTTATGGTTGGTTCTATGCTGGCTGGTACAGACGAATCACCAGGAGAGGTCACTAAAGATCATAACGGAAGAGATGTAAAGATTTTCCGTGGCATGGCATCAGCTCATGCTCAAATGGATAAGTTTGGAAAGGTATCTGTTGCAGAAGGAATCTCAACTACCGTTCCATATAAGGGTTCTGTCTCTCATATCATTGAACAGGTTCGTGGTGGCCTGGGAAGTGGATGCTCTTATTCTGGAGTAAGTAATCTATCAGAATTAGCTAAGAGTGCAGAATATATTAAGGTTAGTACTGCTAGTCTTAATGAATCAAAACCACACGCTATATAAATATCGAAAAGGGAAATAATGAATGTACAACTAAAGGCACTACTAGCATCTTATGGACGTTCTGTTCTAGGTGCAGCCTCAGCACTATATCTAGCTGGAGTAACTGATCCAGTAGATCTAGTTTGGTCGCTTGTTGGTGCTCTTGCACCAGTAGTTATTCGCTATGTCAATCCTAATGACCCAGCTTTTGGACGTACTCCAAAGGTTGAGGAGGTCCAGGAAGTACTAGCAAAGGCTACTCCAAAGAAGGCCCCAGTAGCAAAGGCTCCTGCTAAGAAGCCAACTACTAAGAAGTAATAGATAAATAAGGATTAGCGGATTGCTCTTGCAGTCCGCTTTTTCTTTTGCTATAATATATATGCCTGCCATTTGGGGGCAATTAACTCGCTTAATATAAGGAGATGATAATATGGTATACACACGTACACCACATCTTGGAAGGGACCTCTTCCAATTTGGAATCGGAACGGTTACTCAGGAATTTGAGAAAGCGTTTGCAACAAATTACACAACCAACTACCCACCCTATAACCTTATCAAGTTTAATGATAATGAGTATAGCTTGCAGTTTGCGGTAGCTGGATTCAAGAAGCCAGACATTGAGATTCTAGTTGATAATGGAATTCTCAAGATCTCTGGAAAGTCACCAGAACCTGAGTTTGAGGATGGTGCTGGCTATGTTCACAAGGGAATTGCTGCACGAAAGTTCAGCCGTTCATTTACACTACCAGAATACTTTGAGGTAGACTGGGCAGGCATGGAGGACGGTATTCTTTCAATTGGGCTAACCAAGAAGGTTCCTGAGGAGAAGAAGCCAAAGCAGATCACTATCGAATAGTGATATAATTAAGGAGTCCCTACACAGGGCAAGGTTTGTTCATTACCTTAGGATGATTAGTTACCATTTTATGCTGGGCAACGCCAAGGTGCTGTGTGGGGATTTCTATTTTTATGGTATAATTTAAGTTATGAACGAACAACTTATTTCTGCTCTTAAGGTACTTCTAGCTGACACAGTGGCACTAAAGTACAAGGCACAAGGATACCACTGGAATGTAGAGTCAGATGACTTTAAGCCATGGCACGAGTTCTTTGGTGAGATCTATGACAACATGGAAGACGCTACAGATGGTTTTGCAGAGTGGATCCGTATGCTAGATGTAAATAAGTATGCTCCATTCAAGCTATCTCGTTTCATGGAGCTAACTACAGTTCCAGAGACAGACGTATCTTCTGACCCAATGATGATGGCTCAGGATCTTGATACATCGATTTATATGGTAACTGATAAGATTGTTGCTGCTATTAATATGGCTACTGCAAATAATCAGCACGGACTTGCAAACTTCCTAGCAGATCGTCAGACTGCACACCAGAAGTTCTGCTGGCAACTAAAGGCTTCCCTTAAAGAAGAAGTAGAGACAGACTAATGCCATACCACGTGGGTGAAAAGGGTAGCTATGGATGTAAGGGCTATCCTGCTCTAAAAGAAGACGGTACCGTAATGGGATGTCACGACACAAAAGAGCAGGCTGCTAGCCAAATTTATGCAATTAATCAATCTGAAGGCAATATCAAAGATAAGGGTATTAAGCTTCCAGATGCTTGGCCAGTTTCTAAAAAAGAAATCACTGAGGGTGACTTTGTAATCACTCTTCACCCAGAAGGCGGTGCTGTCTATGGTCAAGTAGAACACATTATGCGTGAGGGTGGAACCTATGGTGAACCTGGAAATCCTTATGCAGTTGAGTCTACTCCTGAAAATCC